CATGATTCTATGATTAAGCGAGGATATACTGAAAAATTTGGAAAACCAATTATGTCATCTTGGCAACCGTGGCGTCATGCCATAGTCGAAGCTGTAACTCCTGTTACTGAAATAGATCAAAATATTTTGGACGATTGTGTTAAAAATTTTACAAATGATATTTTATCTAAATTGACTGATGAGGATTTATCCCATGTTCATGTTTATGATGATGTTACTACTATAAATGGGGCACCAGGTGTTGCTTATGTTGATAAAATTAATCGTAATACAAGTGCAGGTAATCCTTGGAAGAAAAGTAAAAAATATTTTTTACGATCTATACCTAAAACAAATGGTATTGAAGATCCTGTTGAATTAACACCTGAGATTAAAGAGCGTGTTAAAATTTGTATTGATAAATATACACATCGGGTTAGATATATGCCAGTTTTTTGTGGTAGTTTGAAAGATGAAGCTAGATCCTTTTCTAAAATATTGGAGGGGAAGATTCGAGTTTTTACTGGATCACCCTTGGAATTTACTTTTGTTGAGCGTAAATATCTACTTTGCATCATTAGATTGATACAAAATAATAGGTATTTATTTGAAGCCGCTCCTGGCACCATAGCTCAATCGACAGAATGGGAAGAAATGCGTAAGTATTTAACCCATTTTGGAAATGATCGAATGGTTGCTGGTGATTTTAAAGCCTTTGATAAACAAATGTCTCCACTTTTTATTTTAGCTGCTGGAGATGTCATTATGAATATTTTGAAGAAAGCTGGATATAATGATGAAGAGTTAACTATAGTACAGGGTATTCTTATGGATATTGCATATCCTATAGTTGATATGAATGGGGATTTAATTATGTTTTATGGTAGTAATCCATCTGGCCATGCTTTAACTGTGATTATTAACAGTTTGGTTAATAGTTTGTATATGCGTTATGCTTACGCTAAATCTAGAGATGATAAATCTTGTAAAGATTTTAAAAAGCATGTACACCTAATGACTTATGGTGATGATAATGTTATGGGTATTA